TATGTTACAGCATGTTCTTTATTGCGCATGTTCAAATCATTAATAAGTTGTGCTTTATACTTATAAGGACAGAATCCTTTGTGTATAGCTATCTTCTTATTATAATACTTATTCATGTTACGTTCATTCATACATACAGCTATTGCTACTAATCCTATGAATGTTACTAATACTAATGTTAAAAATGGAAAATACTCCATGATGCTCTCCTATTTGTTATTTGTTATGTTAATGACCAAGTTCTTATGAAAATGGTACTATTTAAGTCTTATATCACACTTTGTAGTAATGATAGATAAATATAATAATAAAGTATAAGGCCCAAATTAATGGGCCAAATACTGGGATGTCTCTCCCTTGTTAGTCAACGGTTCCTAGTTGTACATCATTATCCTCAGGGTCGTTCCATACGGGTTCATAACCTAATGTTTCACACACCTGATTGATGTTCTTAAGATTGGCTGTACATGCACGCATGATATCATTCTTAGATGGGATGCTGATACCTGCTAACCTTGAGTAACCTCTGCGTACTGGTGCTTTGGTTGCTTGTGCTAGGGCGTCCTTAATACAGTTGTGAGCCATTTCTACTAGTTGTTTACGTGTAAGCATTGTATGCTCCTTTGTTAAGGGTTTATTATTAATTAATTATCTATAAAATTTTCATAAAATGTAAATTAACTAAAATTGCTTTATGCAAAATCCCCTTTTAGGGGGTATATAGTGTAATAAGAGTGTATATCAAAATCCTTCAAAATTTTTGAGAAAAACTTGGTCAATGTAGTAAAAAGTACTTGATTTGCATTGTTTTTTCTCTATATCATGGGCTATCAAAAAAAGGTGTTTAATTAGTATTATATGTATCACTTGTATAACAAGTACGGCCTACCTAAATTTCAATAAATGAAACGGAGTATTTTAAATGCCTAAAGGATTAATGGACTTTTCTGAAAGAGAAAGTCTTGCACCATATATTAAAGCAACTAGTGTCGAAGTCGCAACTGTAACTTTAGCACCATGTAGAGCAATCTATGTAGGGGTTGCTGGTAATTATGAATTTTATGTAAATAATGCATGGGTACATTTCAAAGGAACGACTGCTGGAAGTGTACTGAAGGTAAGTGCTGAAGGAGCTAGAGACCAGTCTGATGCATCTGCACCAGCTGCTGGGGAGATTCTCTTTCTGTATTAATGGCTTTTGGAATGATAGAACTCGGAAAGCTTCCACCAGAAGCCCAAGAGGAAATTCTCAATAAGTTATCTTCAAAAGATATATGTCCAATTGAAATAGATGAGGTAATATACTATATACCTCCTCAAGTAAATGATTTAATTGAGACATTGTACGAGCAATCAAATTTCTACAAAAAAAAGGTTAATGGAATATCGCAAGATAAGACATAAAAAGCATTATATATACAACCACATATCTGAGTTTTATAATGCTCATCCAAACAAAACTCCACTAAAAGACTGGCGTATCGCTAAGGAGGGCGATTGGGTCTGGAGTGATGATGGGAAAATAGTGCAACTTCTCAAAGTTGTAGATAAAATCAAACACCCCAATGATAGAAAGAACTATAAATATGCTAGTGGATATGTACGTACTGTTGTAGGTACTTTCCTAAAGACTAAAGGTATAAAGATGGATACTGACTTTGATAAGCATCCAAATAGATATACGTTTTCTGGAAAAAATCCAAAATCAGTAAAAGATAGAAAAGGGGTAACTAATAAAGAGAAAATTTTTGCCACAAATGTTGCAGTCGGTATGGGTCCAGTTAAGGCTTATATGGATGCTTTTAATAATGATGATGAATTAAAGTCAAGACAAAAAGCAACATTACTATTAAAACAGGAAAGAGTTATGCAAGAAGTAGAAAAATCAGTATTGGATGTAGCTAAAGGAATGGGATTAGACCATGAGTATGTCCTTAAAAAATTAAAGTGCTTAGCTGATAATAGTTCAGATGATGGTATTGTATTACAATCAACTAAAGAATTAGCTAAGATAATAGGAACCGCTGGAACAACTGTGAAATCTAGAGAAATGGGTATCGTAGGAATGTTTCAAGGGTTTTCACCAGAGCAGCTCGAAAAAGCAGAGCGGCCACAAATAGAAGGAGAAATAGATGACGTGTCCTAAGTGCGGGTCAAGTAAGTGTAAGAAAAATGGTAAAAGAAATGATTTGCAAAGATACAAATGTAATTCATGTTATAAGGAATGGTCAGATTCAAGAGGAGATGAACCGTTAAGTAATGTAAATACAAGTAGTTTTACAGAAGAACTTAACTACACATATATAACAGATAATGTAGTAAGTGGTAAAGCTCCTACATTAGAAAGTCTATTAGAGAAATTTGATATATCAGAAGAGGAATGGAAGGTTACTAATTTTAAAGTAAACCAATGGGATGTATCTGCAAAAGAAGAAATAGATGGAAAAATAGTTTGGAATACTCATACTAACTATCAAGCAAATGCTAGTCTAGTAAGAAAGAAACCAATTAAGTGTGATTTCCCTTCAGTACAAGGTGCAAAGGTATCACCATTAAAATTCAATGTAAAAATACCAACTAGAAAATTAAAAGTAGATGTAATCTTGCCAGATTCACAATGTGGATATAAAAGAGATTTACAAACGGGAGAATTAACTCCACTTCATGATTTAAGGGCAATAGCTATTGCAACTGAAATAATTAAGGATATAAAGCCTGATAGGGTTATAATGTTAGGTGATATGCTTGATTTACCAGATTGGTCTACGCATTTCGTACGTTCACCTGAGTTTTATTTTACTACACAACCTAGTTTGGACTATGTGGCATCTTGGATTTCAGAGTTAAGACCTTATTGTCAAGAAATGGTATATATAGAAGGTAATCATGAAAAAAGAATGATTGATAGTATTGTCCAAAATACAATTCAAGCGTATGGTACAAAACCAGCTAATGAACCAGAATCTGCTCCTGTAATATCAGTACCTTATTTATTAGGACTAGATAAACTAAATGTAAAATATGTAGGTAACTATCCTCATGGTGAGTTTTATGTAAATAATAATTTAGTTTGTATACATGGTAATAAAGTTGGCCCTAAAAGTGGTCAAAGTGTAATGAAATTATTAGATTCTCCAAGAATTAGTATTATCCAAGGTCATGTGCATAGATTAGAAATGGCACATAAGACAGTATGGACACATGGTAATCCTAAAATATATCAAGCAATATCTTGTGGAACTCTTTGTAGAATAGATGGAGTTGTTCCAGGTGGAGGTACTAGATATAATTGGCAACAAGGTGTAGGGATTGTTGAATACACAGATGAGGATTTTCAAATAGATACTATTGGTATTTATGAGGGTAAAGCAATCTTTAGAGGAAAGCAATATGACGGATGAGTATATAAAACCCACTGGTAAGAAAACAAGACAGGGGTTGGGTAGAAGAACGAAATATGGTCATAAGAAAAGTAAAAAATATTATAAGAAAAGAAATAGAGGACAAGGTAAATAATGTTTGGAGGAAAATATTTAGTATATTGGAAAGAAGCAAAGGAAGATAAATCCGATGCATTGATGAGGTCGTTTGATACTACGATAGAAGCAAAATCTTATATTCAAGGTTTTGTAGATTCTATTGTTGAATTTACTAAAAATGCCGATTCAGATAAATTAATAAAGGAATTTAAAATAGAGGAGATGAAATGAAAGGAAGTAAAAGAGGATTAAAAAGAGAGCAAATGATTGATAAGATACAAATGCTAGAATATGCATTAGGTAATACAATTCAAAGATTGCGTAATTATGAAGTAATATTAGATTATTATATTCAAATGAATAAAGATGAAAAGAAGTTTCAAAAGTTTTTAGATAAGAAATCAGAAGAAAATGGCAAACATAAACAAGAAGAACGTAAGCCAAGCTGAAGAACAATTACTACTTGCAAGTAATGATTTAATTGCATTTGGTAAATTATTCCTGCCTGATGATTTTATGAGAAGTGAAACTCCTCCATTTCATTATGAGATGGCAGATTCAATTGATAATTTCGATATTAAGCAATTAGGTATAATTCTTCCTAGAGGTCATGGAAAGACCGTATTAACTAAAGCATCTATTATAAAAGACTTTGTTTTTTGCCCAGAAGATGATATGCATTTTTATGCTTGGGTATCTGCTACCCAGAAGCTTTCTGTAGGAAATATGGATTATATTAAACATCACCTTGAATTTAATGATAGTATTCGGTATTATTTTGGTAGTTTAAAAGGAAGGAAATGGACAGAAGAAGATATTGAACTAAACAATGGATGTAAACTCATATCCAAAAGTAATGTTGCTGGTA